AGACGTATCAGCCTTTCTAGCCGCTACGCGAGCTGGTGCGCCTTCAATAAATTCCTGAGTGGCGCCAGCAACTGTTTTAGCGCCAGCCTTAATGCCCTTAACACCAGCGGCGGTAGCAACGCCAGCGCCGGGGATACCAAAGAATTGGCCAATGCCAGATCCCATTCTGATGTTTTCTTTAGTCGCCTCATCAATCGGCAACTTATTTAGCCAACCATCAAACTTGTCAGAGAAATATTCAGTGCCCCAGCTTTTAGATATCTCGCCAAACTCTTCAGCAAACACCATTAAAGATTGTTCTGGGTAATCTTCTGGGAATATTTCTTTTAACTGTGCATAAGCGCCAGCCTTACCAGCCGCCGCGATTAATCCATAGATATCTCCGGGTATACCCAAAAACCCTTCAGCCATTCCCTTTGGCAATCCGGCGGCGATTTCTAGTTGTTGCCTATCTGGCAAAAACTCTTCCCCGGTCATTCTTGCGGCGTCAATATCTGGCGCAAATGCGGCCATTGGCCCCATCGCTGTTTCAAGAGTATCTAGGTCGGCTCTTACCTCTGGCGGCTTAGGCTCAATGCGAGCGCGGCCTAGCTTATCCATACTGACTTGCATATCAACGTCAGTCCTAGCGTATGCGTATACCCTTACCGCTTCATCAAATACACTGCTCATTTGCCACCAGCCACATTATACATATTAAATAAATTGCTAAATTGTGTTGTGTCTATCTCGCCATCTTGTTGCGCTTTATCTAACGCTAACAAAACTTGCGTCCTATCTTCTGGATCAACGCCTTTTCTCTTTAAGAAAGTGGTGAGCTTTTTATATTCATTGCCAAATATTCTAAGCCCAGCGCCTTCAGCCAGTTCGACTTTAGCGGTGCCACGCGAATCTTTAATAAATGCTCTTGCCCACGCTATCGCGTCCAAATCGGCATTTGCTTTCTTTGCCTCAATTAACTCTAGCTCGGCTTGAATAACTTTTTGGTTGTTAGAGTTACTTTCTGCGTTATCGTCACCTTTTAACATAGCCGCATAGTCAAAGCCTTCTGTTGTAACATTAAACTCTGAACGAATAAGTTGCATCGCTTTGTTATGCGAGCTGTCGCGCTGTGATCTCAAAATTGTATAATATGTGCGAGCCGTATCTGTGGACAAATCTCTATCAGTAACTTGCTGGACAATCATACCTTCGGTTAGCTGCCCTCTAGCCGCCATACCATCGAGCAATGAAATTGTATCGGGGTTATCAATAATGTTTTTGCCAGAATAAAACACAGTAAGCTCTGTGCTATATAAATCCTCATCAATCTCGCGCAAGCTCTCAATAAAGCCTAATTCTGCATCAGGGTCACCAGCAATCCTAGCATCAATAATATCTGCCTTGATGCCATCAACTTTTTCTTTTCTGGCCTTTTCATCTCTAGCATCATCAGCCGCAATCACGCTCTGTTCATCACTTAGTGCAGATAATGCTTTACCAAACGCAAACTCGGCTTGCTCAGGTGACATCTGCGACACAAGAATTGCTACGTTTTCATCTTCAATATCGCCATTCGTAAGTTGGATCATAGCGTCAAGAGGCGAATCGGAATCTCTAATCCAATCCACAACATATTGCCCTTTGGCTTCCATTACTGCCTTGTCAAACTCTTCTAGCCTACGGCTAAGGAACGCCTCGTCTTCTATGGCATAAGCTAATGCGTAAATGCGTTGCCTTTCAAGATTAAGAAAATCATCAATAGTAGTTATTGTTCCATCTGCCGCCACACGATTACCAGCCGCCACATTATCAGGGACGTCATTAATAATAGTATCAACGCCAAACGACACAGCAACTTTTTCCTTTGCCTCAGCTTTGGCCGCCATTGCATTCGCGTGAGTGGTTAGCTTACTGTTAGAAACAGGTGTAATTGCGGCCTGTAAATTAACTGCCGCAATCGGGTCTACCTGACCAAGCGCAGAGCTATAACCATCAATAATTGCATTAAGCTGAAGCTGAAACTCATCAGCCGACATATCAGTGTCTTTAGCTTCAATACTAAGTGCGCTGATCTCATTACGCGCCGCAATTTCCATATTGGTTTGCATTACGTCAATGGCAGTCTTGCGAGCCTTTTGGTCAAAGATGGTAAAGCCATCCGGCAGATCCGGGTCGAGAGTAACGCCAGTGCGGCTGGCTTCCTCAAGCTGTTTAACGCTTGGCGCAATCTCTGCGCCGTATTTGACGGCCGCAATTTCTGCTTCAGCTACAGCTCGCTTATAAACAAAGTCGGATATAGCGTTTAAGCCTTTACTTATGTTGTCGTAAACCTGAGCCTCTGCCGCGCCAGTTTGAATAAAGTTAACTGACGGCATACTGCCGATTGAAACACCTAGCGGTCTGTAACGTGGTAACTCTGCCATTATCCTAGTCCTGCCGCTTTAAATAATCTTGGATCAACTTGCCCAGCGCCATATCCCATAACTGGTTCAAGAGCTGTTGGCCCACCAATCAACCCAACATTATAAGCTGTCGTTCCAAATGATGTAAACGCCCCAATCATCCCAGCTTTCATAGTTGACTTAGCTTGTTGCATATATTGAGCCGCCTGCATCTCACCACCACGCATTGTGATTATCTCATTGTCCTGTACGGTATAAAGCTCTTGAACGCCTTTAGCCGCCGCATACTTTGCTAATCTTAATGCGCTACCTGAGAATGGGTCAATACCGCCAGATCCAGCCCTCGCCACAATAGCCGCCTGCGTCCTGAGAATGTTATCCATAACTTGAACGCCTTGTGCTTTGTATTTAAGGCTTTCCTGTTTTGCTTGTATCCGAGCCATAGTCGCTTGCGCCGCAAGCCCTCTGGCTTGCGAGCGAGCGGCTTGCATCTGCGATACAGCGCTTGCGGCAGATACCGCTAATTGTAATCCAGCCGTTGCACCCATTTTACTGTCCTGCGCTCACTTTATAATCTATGCCCAAGAGTGTCATCTTGAGCGGTACGGTTTGGCCAATCGTAATCTGACCATCATAATTATAACCTAAAATGCCGTGAAGTGTCTTTATTCCTGTAAACTCAGCCACATCATCGTCAAGAACCTCAGAACCAAACCGCCGGAATGGTACCTCTTTGCCGTTGATCGTTAATGCCTGTGTCTCAAACAATTCCGCATTCACCTCAAATATTCTCTTCTTAAAGCCCTTCAGAGAGCCGCTGGGTAGCCTTGGCTCTACTGGCAGTGTCTTTACCTCTGGCGTGAAGTTAAGACCGACCTGATAGCTCTCAGACGCCGCCGTAGCAAACGTGATCGTAAACGGCGTTGCAGGCACAGTTTGATCCGGCTCCACAATCCCATCACGAATGATCTTAACTGTTTCAGCTTCGAGGTGATCCATTGTGACAGACGCCGCCGCGCCACCTGTTTTGGCGCAGTCAAGCAATACTGTGCTATCAAATAGTTCGACATAATAAACCGTGCTACCATTGACCGTGCGTTTGACCACCACATAGATATCATCAATATCAACCCCGACATTTATAAACTCTCCATCGGTTGTCCATTCGCTAGGCGCGATGACATTCTGTGATCTCAATAGTGTATAACACGCAATCGACCCATCGTCACCATTTACTACCAAGAGGCGGTCACCCTCATCAGTACCAGTAGATTTACGCACCGCCATTTCTTCTGGCGATTTCAACAGGTGTGACGACAGCAACGAGATCTTAGCTGATGTGTAGGCGTTCTGCGTGTCGGTAAACAGAAACTCTTGCAACGCCTTGCCCTGACGTTGGACAAAGATGGTGGCGCCATCCACGTTCTGCAACCTAATGCCCGGCTTGATACCAAAGCCAGTCTGTTGTTTAACGATGAGATTGCTAGGCGTAATCGGTTCATCCAGAGTTTGAGGCACATAAAACTCACCGCCTGTCGTAAAGACTTGCAGATGGCGGCCAGAGAAAATATCGACAATGGCGTTAAATGTGCCAGTATCTAATGTGGCTTCAACGCCATCATCGTCCAGAGCTTCGCCCGGATTAAAGTTAAAGAAATCCGACACCCGGCTACCGAATAATGTTGATGGCCTACTGCTAGTGCCGCCAAAGTATAGTCGGCCTTCGTGGAAAGTCACCGATCTTGGATAGCCCCTTGTGGCTGACCATACATCTTCGTAACCGTGTTCTGTCTCAAACTTTCCAGCCGTTATGGCGCTGGTGTCAAAAAATGGAATTTCGACATACGCCTTGACCTCAGTGTCGCTAACGTATTCTGTCACCCTAGCGCGGCCGAAGCCTGACAAAACATTGAAATACTCATCCACCATTGCCGTGCCAAATGCCTTGACCGAATACTGGCTAGTGCCGTCCGGCGCTGTGTCCCAAGCTGGGAACACAGTCAGCACCTTAGTGGACGCTACATAATCCTCAACGTGCCTGACTTGGCCAACGCCAGTGCCAGCCGTGATTTCAATAAACATACCATTGGGTTGATCGTCAGACCCATAGCTTGATGCCGCCTTTAGCGTAATCGTGTTGCTGGTGCCGCCCTGAGCTGTGCCGTTGTCGCTAGTCACGCTGGATGCGGTGATAGTGATGTTGCCGCTGGTCGCTGACGGCGTGATAGTATATTGCGGCTCATGCGTGTCTAGGTTATACGCATACTTAGGGATGTGGGTAAATGTGATTGTGCTGGCTGTCCACGATGCGTCAGTTGCGCCACGCACAATCTTGAGCGGCGCCAGACTTTCGTGAACAACGATTACGGTGTCGGCAGACTGCACCCAATTCATTTCCGGCAAGATGGCGCTGGTCAATGCGGCCACAGTCAAATAATCATTGCCTGACCCATTGATGTTAGTGATGAGCGCACCATCCTTAAACACATACATCTTGCCGGGTGTGAACACCAGCATATAGCTGTCTGTCACACTAAACTCAAATGATACCATTCTGACAGCCGTGCCAGCCCCACTATCCAGCTCGGCAATAAACTTAGTGCCATCCCGGCGTTTGGCGCCGCCTTGCGGCTGGATGCTGACGTTGCGAGCTGTCGTTAAGCCAGATCCATACTGCGTGATGTCAGTACGAGCGCGAAGCCTCGGATCTAGCTCGCCTGCGGTAAAATCATTTTGGATCTGGATGATGCGGCTCATATTAGAACCTTATGTCAGATATCGGAAATTCCTGTATGCTTTGGGCTGGCTTGTCGATGCCATCAATATTAATAGCAACGCGAACCAAACCGCCACGCATATTATCAGATGGGGCGCCATAGGCTTTCTGGTGATAGTAGTCAGCTTTGGTGAGCTGATCAGTAATTGGCTCGGCAAACTCTGCCGCCAATGCTGTTTTCAATAACCGCACAAAATACGGTGGGAAATCGGTAGGCTCTGGCCGATATTGATAATCAATATAGACAGTCTCTAAGTTCGTGTATAAACCACCAGCATAGATCTCATAATCACGCACCGAGCGCTCAGAGATTGCGCTGGTGGGAAAGACTGCCTTTGGCAAGCCAAGACGATCACCCGGCAACTGATACTTAT